GCATTGACACCGCCGAAGCGTTTGTTCAGTCGCAGTACTGCAACAGCTCGTAGCTTCGTAGTCCATGCCTTCAGTCGAGGTAACGCGAGGTCCGACGATGGCAACTGATCTTGAAACAGTCCGCTTGATCATCGCTGATCCTCCCCAGTTCGATCGAGCGGTCGATACGGGTGATGGGGTCAATACACAGATACTCCTTCCGAATGCTCCGGTCATTACGGGGACAGTAAGTGCGTGGGTCGGGGCAGCTCCTACCATCCCGGCTGCCATCGATGAACGCCTTGGGCTCATTACCTTTGTACCCCCTGCAGGTGATGGGATTGATGTCACTATCACGTACCAGTGGCAGATCCTCCTTGATGATGATCTCCAGACATTCCTGGATCTGGAAGGCGGAAACATCAAGCGTGCAGCGGCACAAGCGCTCGACACCATCGCGTCTTCGGAGGCTATGGTCCAGAAGCGTATTACGTTGCTTGACCTACAGACTGACGGACCCGCGACAGCCAACGCTTTGCGGCAGCATGCCAAGGATCTGAGGCGCGAAGCTGAGGATGAGATTGCTGTGGCTGACGCTGACGGTCTGATTGATTATGCAGAGATGGTTCTTCCACCCTTCACTACCTACCCGTACTATAAGTACAAGAAGGAGTGGGAGGAAGGTTAATGCCTTACCGTCGAGGCCCTCTACACCCACGCGGCCTTACGCACCTAGGAGAGAAGTACCCTTCTCGTGTGCGTATTGAACGTGCAGTGAAGGGTGCGAGAGATGTCTCCGGCGAAGAGAACATTGACGTGTGGACGATCATCTACGAGAATGTTCCAGCTGCTATCATGGCAGTCATTAGACTCGGGGAAGAGTTCCGGAACTGGCGGCTTGAGATGGTCCTTGAACAGGTTACTCACCGCATCGCGCTCCAGGGGTACTTCCCCGACATTCGTGCCAGTGACCGACTTGTTACTGCGGCAGGTGAGATCCACGACATCTCTGCTCGGCACCTTGATTCCCACTCTCGGATGACACGTCTCAATACCCGACTCGTGTCGCCTCAAGCTGTTGAGGGGGTGGGTTAATGGCATCTTTCGCTGGTATCAATATAGGACCATCAGATATTCGACGTGTCCAGGATAACCGTCGTCTCGGTGGTAACTACAAGCAGGGCTGGGGTCTTGAGACCATCTCAATGGGTTCAACCCTGACAGTTCCGGAGGCACGTCGGCGTATTCGAATGCTGGCGGGAATGCTTAAGGAGAAGGCAACGGAGATGCTCCTGGAAGCATCTGGGGAACTGGTTGATGAATGGAAGTTACAGATCGACGCTGAGGGCTATGGACCATCTGGTTCAGGTGGTGAGATCGGACTTCGAGGGGAAAGTCTTGAGCGCCTAGACGAAGAGATCAGCGGGTCTAGTAACAAGTCGACTGGTCGGTACTACCACTCAATTAGGAATGAAGTTGATCAGGACCTTGAGGTTCATGTCGGGAGCGATATCCCTCGTCCGTCAGGTCGAGGTCTCGAAGAGGCATCATATCCGGAGCTTCTCGAGTTCGGGACGTCACAGTTCGAGGGCATGTATATCCTGACGCACGCACTTGAGGAAGCGGGACCTGCAATGGAAGCAGAGACAGTCCGCATCTTCAATATCCTTCTCAAGCGTACCCTTATGCAAGGGAGGCCCGGGTAATGGTTGACGTTACCATTGACTCCCTTGAAGAGTTCCTAGTGGCTAGGTTGCTAGTCTCACTACCTGATCCACCCGTTTATGGCAACCGAATCTACCCACTACGTATGCCCGCGCAGGCACAGGAGTTGGTGTTTCCACTCCTCGTGTACAAGAGGATCTCTGCACCCAGAATCTATACCCAGGAGGGTGATGGTAGCATCAATGAACCTCGCATACAGTATAGCATCTGGTCTAAGACCTTTCGAGATCTGACGAGGGCGGGTGATGACATTAAGTTGAGGCTAAGCGGATACGTTAACAACAGCGCAGGGATTCAACATTGCTTCATGGCGTTTGAGTTGGACCAGTGGGAGGAGCAGACAGGGTTGTATCGGAAAATGCTTGACGCACAAGTCGGATGGAAGGGAAACTGATGGCCAAGGAGATCAAGGTCAACAAGTGGAATGGTCAGGACAACTTCAATTGTCCTTACTGTCCACACGCGACCACGGAGGGTAAGGATGTGATGCAAGCCCACATCCTGGGTACCCATGCGAATGAACTTCGCGAGTCCGAGGTTGAGGAGATGATGGCTGCCGCTACTAAGAGCACAGGTGGTGTCCTTGGTGGTGCGGGCTCTGACGACGACGAAGGGAAGAAGTAATGGCAGGCCTGGGCCGGTGGGCCTTTGGAACACTCCTCCAGCTTGCTGACTCAGGTGGGACTGTCTTTACCACCATCGCTGAGGTCAAGGATATTGATGGTCCTGACATCTCGATGGACACCGAGGACATCACCCCGCACGACGCAGCCGGTGGGTGGGAAGAGTTTATTCCAACCATCCTTCGATCCGGTGAGGTTACGTTTGATCTCAACTTTGTTCCGTCCTCGACGCAACACGGTGATAACGCAAACGGCCTGATCGGTCTGTTGAAGGCACGGACGAAGAGGAACTACAAGCTGGTTCTCCCATCAAGTCCTGGACACGAATGGGCCTTTGCAGCCTATGTGGTCGGGTTCTCGAATAGTATGCCTGTCGGCGGCGTGCTTGGTGCAAGCGTGACTCTTAAGGTCACTGGTGTGCTTGCTCTGACGGCAACGGTGTAAGGAGTATACGATGGCAGGTCTTGGCCGTTGGGCCTTCGGTACACTCCTTCAGTTGGGTGATGGTGCAGGCCCTGAGGTCTTCACGACGATCGCCGAAGTGAAGGACATCGATGGTCCTGACATTTCAATGGATACGGAGGACATCACTCCCCATGACGCCGTAGGCGGATGGGAAGAGTTTATTCCTACGATCCTCCGGTCAGGTGAAGTCACCTTCGACCTTAACTTCGTGCCTAGCAATGCGCAGCACGGAGATACGTCAGGTGGTCTCATCAATCTCCTGAAGAACCGGACGAAGCGTAACTACAAGCTCGTCCTTCCCACTAGCCCAACATACACGTGGGCGTTCGCAGCTTACGTGGTTGGATTCTCGAACAGCATGCCAGTCGGTGGTGTCTTGGGTGCCAGTGTGACGCTCAAGGTGACGGGTGTGTTGGCTCTGGCAACACCGTAGTACTAGGAAGAGGGCATTACAATGGACGACTTCGGTAGTGGTCAGGGATCGGCGGTTGTCGAGTTCCCTGAGACTGCTTCTAAGGACCTTACCGCTGATGAAATTCTCAATGCGAACGACGAGGTTGTTCGACCTGTTGAGGTTCCTGAGTGGGGTGGTCGAGTATGGGTTCGGGGGTTGACTGGCTCTGAACGTGACCTATTCGAGAATTCGATCCTTGAGGGTCGGGGTCGCAATCAGTCAGTCAACCTCAAGAACTTCCGGGCGAAGCTTGTTGTTGCATCAGCTGTCAAGGGCGAGCACAATAAGGATCGACTCTTTGATGATCCTACACATGTTCATCGTCTTGGTACCAAGAGTGCCCGAGCACTCCAGCGTGTCTTCGATATGGCACAGGAGCTCTCAGGTCTGAACCAGCAAGACGTTGAACAGATGACGGCGGAGTTGGGAAAAGACCAGAACGGCTCTTCTGGTTCCGACTCGCTCTAGCCCTAGGGAAGTCGGTTAAGCAATGTCAGCGGGAGATTGACAGTCGTGAGTTCACCGAGTGGGTCGCCTACAATAGGATCGAACCCTTCGGTGAGAAGCGGGCTGACATTAGGTCTGCGATCATTGCTTCCGTCATCGCCAACTCGGTTAGGGACAAGAAGAAGAAGCCGTCACCGTTCACCATCAACGACTTCATGCCTGAGTTTGAGGGTGAGAAGTACACCGAGTACATTATGACCCCCGAGGAGACGGCAGAAGCAGCACAAGCAATATTCGGACAGATGGCAGCAATGCTGCCCCCTGAGGATCCAAGTGTCTAACGCCTGGACTCTACTCGTGCGCATGCAAGGCGATGTTCGCCAGATGGAGTATGCGCTGGGTTCTGTTGAGCGGAAGATGGGTGGTCTAGCCGGTACGATTGGTAGGACTGGTCGTGGTATGTCCGCGGCAGGTCGTGCAATGACTATCGGCTTGACCGCACCCATCCTTGCTGGTGGTGGTGCAGCAGTGAAGGCTGCAATGGACTACGAGACAGCCTTCGCAAGTGTCAACAAGGTCCTCAGTGACCAGGATCTCAAGGACGCACATATCACCCTTGATCAGCTGTCCGATTCACTTCGCAATATGGCAGCAGGTGCAGACGCTATCCCGATTGAGGGCGGTGTTAACACACTGGCCGAGATCATGGCCAAGGGTGGCGCACTCGGTGTCCCTGTTGAACGGTTGCAAGAGTTCACACAGGTGATGGCCAAGCTGTCACTGACCGCGGATGACGTCTCGGCAGATCAAGCCGCTACGTCCTTTGGACATTTGAATACAGCCCTTGGCTTCAGCGAAGGGCAGATCCTTTCGACGGCTGATGCGATTGTGCATCTCGGCAACAACGGTGCCTCTACTGAAGGACAGATCCTCAGTATGATGAGCGCGATTGCCGGTTCTGCTGCTATCGTTGGACTGACACATGACCAGACCGCAGCATGGGCTGCATCAATGGCGAACATTGGTGAGAAGGCTCAGGCGGGTGGCTCGAGTATCTCCCGGTACTTCCAGAATGTCTCTGATGCGGTCAGTGGTCTAGATCCTGACAAGATGATGGTCCTGGTCGATGTCCTTGACATGAGTCAAGCATCTATCCGAAAGATGTTCAAGGATGATCCGAATCAGTTGCTCACCGACTTCATGGTGAACCTCTCGAAGCTAGATCCGTCTAAGTGGACATCTGTCCTGGCAGACATGGGTCTTGGAGATCTTCTGCGACGTCGTGGCTTCACGAAGATGCTCAATGCACTTCGGGAAGAGACCGCAGGTAGTCTTATTGATACACAACGTCAAGTTGTTGATGCTCAGGGCGCAATGCAGACTGAGTACGAGAAGAGGGCTGAGACGCTTGCAGCTAAGATTCAGGTCATTGGCCAGAAGCTCTACGAGGCGGGTATCAGGCTTGGTGAGTCACTGATTCCGATCATCAAGAAGGACCTGCTCCCGGTTATCGAGGACATGGTCAAGTGGATCCAAGATGCGGCTGACTGGTTCGCTAAGCTCCCTGAACCTGTCCGGAAGACAGCATTGCAGATTGGTATACTCGTCGCTGCTGCTGGCCCGCTCATGTTCATCTTCGGTGGTATCCTTCAGTTCCTGGCACCCATTGTTGGTCTAGTCACCGCACTCGGTAGGGGACTTGCAAGTCTCATTCCTGGTCTCGGTGGTCTGACAGGTGGCACACGAGGGATGGCCGCCAGTATGCTTGGGGTACAGAAGGTCTTCGTCGTTAACATGCCCCCAGGTGGTATGGGCCCTGGCGGTGGGAATCCACTTTCACCTACAGGTGGTGGCTGGCGTGGGTTCCTTGGCAGTGTCAAGTCCGGTCTGATGTTCGGGATGAAGTGGATTGCCGGGCCCCTTGCAGCAGTGTTCGCAGGGTTCAAGATCGGAGAGATGCTTAACGAACCTACTGTAGCTCCCGCTCGTAACTTCGAGACGAGTCAGTTCCAAGCCGTGCTTGATAGTAACGACGCTGACAGGATTCAGCATGGCATCGACGTCATCCAGAATGCATTGAACCCAACTGACATCGGTCAGAAGATTGCACTCGCCCTGGACGTCAATGGTGTCCGAACTACTCTTGAGGAACAGCTCGCGGCACTAAAGGCAGCACTCCCCAATGCTGACCGTGCGGAGGCAACGATCGACGAGCTTCGGAATCTCAACGATAATGTCCGTGACGGTTGGGAGACTCAAGCAAATGTCCTTGATGGTCGACTTAAGAAGTTGCCGACCAATGAGGTGATCGAGCACCTGGCTCGTACCAATGAGATCGGTCTCAAGGGTGTCGGTACTAGTTTCCAGGTCGGACTTAAGAACGGTCTTGACCCGATTGGTGACGTTGCAACAAGTATTCTGGCCCGTGCTGAGAACCCGAAGGCGCCTGAAGTCATGCGGGAGATTAGGGGACACATTGCCGGGCTGGAAGAGATCCAGGCAACGTACCTTGAGCAGGGTGATCGTCGACTGGCCGAAAAGGTTCAGACTAACATCAATACCCTGTACGCCCTGATCGGTGAGGTTGACAAGGGTAACGCTATCAACGCACTCCGCCGACAAGACGCCGTTCAGCAAGCGGCCATTGCACTTGGAGTAGCTGAACGACATATCACTGCGACCAATGCAACCGGGACTAAGATCGACTTGGACCGCATGGCAGTGAATGCATTGAACCTGAACGAGGGTGCACGCTTCGCAGCACTTAATGGTCAGGTGTACGCAGTCAAGGCATCAGTTGACGGGATGCACCTGACACTGATGAACAAGAACTTCACTCCAGTCATCTACAACAACAACATCGTGACCGCACCTAGTGGGGCACCAGTTACATACAGTCCGACTAGTGGTAAGGAGATCGGTGCGCCTCAGCATGCGGCAGGTGCTTGGAACATTCGGAACAATGAGCTGGCATTCCTGCACGCAGGTGAGATGGTCGTCCCATCTAAGCCCGCAGAGACGTGGCGCCAGGCAATGAGTGGGTTGAGTGGTGGAGGTACGGGTGGTGCAACAGAAGAGCACTACCACCTTGAGGTTGATGGGTTGATGCGTGTGGAACGTCCAAGTGATCTCATCCGTCCGATGAAGCATCTCGCACGTGGCAAGCGGCTCTTGAAGCCAGAGTACGGATTCCGTAGTGGCTAGTCTTACATGGAAGGCTGTCCAGCTCTACGACACGGCTAATCCTCCGTCGCGTAGGTTCTGGGTCACTGAGAATGGACCCCTTGAGGTTGATTGGGAAGTCCGTGGTGAAGACGATACCATCTCGAGTGCTGATGGACAGGTTGCTCGTAATCGGAAGAAGCATGTCTTTGCCATCGTGGCAGAAGGTTTCATCAACGGTATAGGGTCTACGATTGCGGCCCAACGGACTAACTATTACGCCACCCTCGCGATACTGGATGCTGTCCTTCAGACCGACGGAAGTGTTGGTGCACTGGTATGGGCAGCTCCTGATGGTAATAGTTATACGGTGCAAGCTAGGTACATAGGTCGTACTAAGGGCGATTGGGTTAACGGACTATACCGAGCGTACACACTGGAATGGGAGTGTGTTGACCCTGCCGGATGGGTTGTGGTCTGATGCTACGGTTCGACGTTCATGCCAAGCTTACTCCGAATGGTGTTGCCCTGTACGAAGACCTCCCGTGTATACGTGGAACGAAGAAGATCATCAAGCAGCACCTGGATAATGGTTCAGGTGAGTTCGCAATTAGTCGACACAGTGATGCGGCTACAGCCGCTATTATCGCCCGTGGTAATTGGGTAAAGGCATACCAAACAGAACTGTCAACGACTGAACCTATCTTCACCTTCCAGCTGGAGACAGGTGACTTTGATGTCATCAGTGGTGACGAACAGGGTGGCGAACATCTTTCCTTTGGCGGCCCTGGTAACCGTTCCTATCTGAAGAACGCCATTGTGTGGCTCGTTAACTTCATCGGCTCAAACCCGATTAACTCTGAGCGTCCGGGTTCATGGCGATGGGTGAATGATCAGTACGGCGACATCTGGGAACGTCTGCTCGATGAAGATGCAGCCCGACCGACACCTACGATGCCTGCATTGACGCGTGACTGGACTGGGTCACTTGATTCAGCAGGGCAGCCATGGCCGTCGTTCACCGGTAAGTTCTTCCTGGACATCGGGCTGAACTACGAAGAGGCAGCTAACCTAATGCAGGACTATGATGACCTGTACATTAGGATGTTGCCTGACTTCCTTATGCAGGCCTACAAGGACGACTATGGGGTTGACCGAAGCAATTCGTCATTCGCTGCTGGTAAGGTCAGATTCGTCAAGGGTGTTAACGTTAAGGGTGATCTGCAGAAGAACGTCTACGGTCCAAAGAAGTTCACCCACGTTGTAGTCCAAGGTTCAGGTGATACGTTCGTCGATGTTGTAGCACCTTCCTATGATGAGGGAGAGGAACGTCGAGAAGGATTCCTTCAGCATGGTGAGACTGATTCCGTACCACAGCTAGAGCGTGCGGGGCTAAAGCTGATTAGGACCGGGGAGCGGAATGAAGATGCGATTGCTTGGACTGGCACTGTTGACGGTAATACTCCTCTTAGCGGTCATTATATTCCTGGCCCTGCCAGCGCTGGAGGACACTTTGATGAGGGTGATTGGGTAACTATTCACACTGGTGGGTCTGGCCTCGACTACAATAACCGGAAGATCCAGGTAATGTCTATCACCTACGTCGAACTCGACAATGGTGAGGTGGACTACATCATCGAGGGTGATGGTAGCATCACTGCTGGTGATTCGGCTAGCGGTGACTTCGATGAAGATCCGTGTTGTGGTAAGCCTGGTAGCGGTATCAAGGATGGTGCCGAAGCAAGTGACCCTGACCAGAATGCCGAGATCGAACTGTGTGATACACCACCTCTCGAGGAGGAGTGGGAAGTCTCCGAGGACGATGGTGTTGTGATGGCATGGGATGACAATGCAAGTAACTGGCATACAGGTGTTGGTCCATCACAACACTTGAGTGACGGTTGTCAGGGAGCAGGGGATCCTGGAGGATCTAAGGACTACTTTGCCGGACAGCGCCTTGTCTATGGGTGTGCAGTGTTCGACATACCTGAATGTGAGAACATTGTCGGCGGGACACTTTCGATGGAATGGGTCGATGTCGAGTTCGGTGCAGGATCGCAAACGTTTGGGCCACTCTCGATTCGGGGTGGGTTCGAAGGGCTTACACCTGACCCCAATGATATCTACACAGGAATGATGTTAGCAACCGACATCATGGCAGAGGCTGGTCCACGAACTGTTGGTGTTCCTGCAAACGCTTTGCATGCGGGAAGCTTCAGTAGGTTTGTTGCGGGGCCTGAGTGGCGACTCGGTTGGGACATGATGTGTTGTGAGGGTACTGTTGCCCGCTCATGTATCAACTATGGGAACCTTGGATACGATATCAGTACAGGTGATCTACAGATCTACCACCTGACTGCAGCTACCTTTGGGTGGATTGCGACTTCACCCGTAGGTACTCAGGATGGAAGTAACACCGACTTTACTTTAGTCGGGGGTTACAATATGATTAGTCACGTTACACGTAATGGCATAGCTGTTCCGTCACATATGTGGAGTGCCCCTGACTCTGTTAACTTCCATACCGTTGGGTGGGCTCCTCTCGCCTCGGATAACGTTGAAGTGCGTTATAGGATTCCTGCGCCGTGATTGATCTCAAGCACCAGGCTCGACTTGGACTGCCCTTCGTAGCCCAGCTTGAACATGGTGGGTTGGGGCGTATCGATGGGTTGGCACGTGGTATCATCTGCGGAGTGTCGAACCGTGGAGCTGCCATGGCTGAGCGCGGTATGCTTGTTAAGCAGGTAACGGTGGTTGATGCAAGTCCTGGTGTTGTGGTTGAGGTTACCAATGATGTCGAGGATGAAGTTTACGGCATCATGCTCGAAGATACGGACCACAATGAAACCGGACTATGTATTATTTTCGGGCTCAGTGTGTTTGTACAGACCACCGGGACGATTGCGGTAGGGGATAAGCTTGGTCCATCAGCAACACCAGGGTTAGCAGCTCCCGTCTCCGGCGCAGGAAGTTCGTTCGGTCGAAGCCGCGGTGAAGCTACAGGTACAGACGATGTCCGTGCTGACATTCGTGGTGGGGCATTGAGCTCACTTGAACCAGGCACACTCTGCCAGGCACACCAATTCTTCCAGCAGGGTACCTTCGTTCGTTCGGAAGCTGAAGGCAGCGACAATCAAGGCACAACCACTGAGATACAGGTGGACGCCGATAACCTCCTAATGCTTGCCTTCCATAGTGCGAATGAGGTTAACATCAGTGCTAGCACGTGGCACGATGGACCGGGGGCACCGGGCGCAACGACACAGGCGTTGACGCAGTTCGAAGAGGAACATACGAGCGACGATCACTGGCTGGAACTGTGGTACAAGTACGATCCGAACCAGTCGCTCAATGCGAACAGTGGTGTTACTGCAGCAAGTGCCGATGGTAGGTTTGCCCACTGCATTATGCTCTACAGTGGTGTCGATGCAACTTCCATTCTGCGGGCGGAAAGTTCCAGCGGGACGGCCGATACTCAAACGCAGACAATAACAGGTCTGGTTGAAGGACAGATCGTCGTTGCTGTGTTGGCTTACCATAACGACCTTGATGGTGCCCCTGCAACTCCAAGCGGCTGGACGCATCGTGACCAGGCGCAGGGCTCTGGTGTGCATGAGGCAGCTATTCATGCGGTCGATCGGATTGTTGCTTTCGGTGAAGAGGAGTTAACAGTCACTTGGCCTGTTGATACACACGTTGGGTCAGGTGCGGGTGAGGGTTGGACGATCATGATGGTCGTCCTCGATGGCGGATCGATCCAAGGCGATGGACGAATCGACCTTGTCGGTACATCAGGATCAGTGAAGCGATGTGATGATACAGAGCACTATCACACTGATCGAGACCCCACTGTTGATGATGATGACTATCTCGGGTACCGAAACAATACCCTGTGGTTCAATGAGACATCAGGTGAAGTTTTCTGGTTGATCGATAATACAATCGGAGCTGCTGACTGGATCTC